GTTAAAAAATAATTATATTTGATTCATGAAAAATCCAATGAAAAAAGCCGTCGGTAAGAAAGTTTCTGAGTACGGTGGTATGGAGAAGTACTCTTCTAAAAAGGCTGAGATGAAACACGAAAAGAAAGAAGGTAAAGCAATGGAGATGAAAGAAAAATCCATGTACGCTAAATCGCAGCCAAAACCAAAAAGCGCTAAGTTGGAACTTGGTCCGAAAAAGAAGATGATGACAAAAACCATCGAGCCTTTGAAGATGAAGAAGACCATCACAAAAATAAAGCAAAAGAAAAAGTAATAGTCATGCCAAGAGAAATAAAATCACTAATGAAGCCCGGAAAGGCTAAATTAAAAGCAGCTGTTAAAAAAGTTGCCGAGTACGCTGGCCAAATGCCAGAAGGCAAGTCTTACAAATCCTCTACTTCTACACCAAAACCCGGAAGAAAGGTAGTAAAGACCAAAGGTATGGCATCTCGCACCGTTGACGGAAAAGATGTGATGGTTAAGGAAAAAACAAAAACTGTGACCAAAGGTGGCCTTACCAAAAAGACCGTAGTTAAAGGTAAGGGTATGGCCGGTAGCGGTATCGGCAAGTACAAAGAAGTTAAAAGATTCAAGTAACATGCCATACGGAACTAAGAAACAGCGTTCTGCAATCGTTAAGAAAGCAAGAGCAGGAGTTGATCTCCAAGGTAAAGGCAAGGAGTTCAAAACCGTGGCCAGTAAAGTTGCTGCTTCTTACGAGAAAAAAGGAATGTCACCTGCTAAAGCTAAGGAAATTGGCAAAGCCACTGCTGCAAAAAGCATGTGGAAAAACTTAACCAAAAAGCCTAAGAAGAAGTGAGCGACCAGATTGAAATAAATCAGGACAGCAAATGGCAGTTCAGTACGCAGATGCTGGTGGCCATTATCGGCGGTATCATGTCTCTTTTGGGGGTTTACTACACACTAAAGCAAGACATTGAAGAAGCCAAGCTACTTCCGAAGCCTCCGGTTTCAGAAGTAGAATTTAAGTTGAAAGATGAGCTAATCAGAGAAGCAATCCTAACAACTCAAAAGGACGTTACTGATATCAAGGAAAGCATCAAGAAGCTAGAAGACAGAGTTTACGATCAAAAGTAATGAAAGTCACAGCTACTATCGCAAGCAAACTCCTCATCGCAGCTGTCGCTGGATGGGGATTTGGCGTTTTTGTTTCCCAACCTTTCATAGACAAGGACCACAAAGCTAAAAAATTGAAGGCAGAGAAATCAGTTGCCTACAAATTGATACAGCAGAATGCTGAGTGGAACAAGCAGAACACTGTTACTGGGCTTGATAAAATTCCAAACTGCACCTATGTTTATGAAGATGTGACGAACAATCCTAAAGTCCACTGCAAACTTCCCTGTGTAACTTTATACAAGGGATCAAAATTAATCCATCGATGGGAAGGTAACATCATGATGAAAAATGATGTTACCGCCCAGAAGATACAAGACAAAATGAAATAATGGCTAAACCAAAATTATCCACTCCTAGAAAATCTCCAATGGAGAGACAATGGGAAATTGAAGATGCAGTTCGTACTCTTCAGAGAGCAGAAACTATCCGTAGCGATAAAAAGCTAATGGGTGAAGTGAAGAAATCCATGAGCAAGATTCAAAGTATCGTCATGGGTCCTGAGGCAAAAATGGCTAAACCTAAGACCAAGCCTAAACCAAAAATGAAATAATGGCTAAGGCAAAAACAACTACAGCTTCTTCTTGGAAGGCCAAACCAAAGGTTTCTAGGCCCGGGGTTCACGCTAAGACAAAAACAAGTAAGTCTAAGGATTCCAAAAACTATGTGAAGCCTTACAGAGGTCAAGGATGAGCACCGCCAAAAAAACAAACCCAAGTAAATGGAAAGCCATTGTTGCCAGTGTAAAAGCTGGTAGCAAAGGTGGCGATCCCGGGGAATGGTCAGCTCGCAAAGCTCAGATTGCAACACAGCGCTATAAGAAATCTGGCGGTGGATACGTAGGCCCAAAGAGTTCAGACAACTCTCTCAAGAAGTGGTCAGATCAAAAATGGAGAACATCCGACGGTTCTCCTTCGAAAGGTAAGAAGAGATACTTGCCTGATTCAGCATGGAAATCTCTATCCCCCGGTGAGAAAGCAGCGACGAATAAAGCAAAGGCACAAGGAAACGCAAAGGGAAAACAGTTTGTGGCTCAACCAAAGAGCATTGCCAAGAAAGTTGCTAAGTTCAGAAAATGATGGAAATCGTAGTTGCAGTTGGTGCTGGCCTGTTCTGGACTCTAGTGCTGTGGATATTATTAGAGTGGCTAGTAAACAAGCGTAAAAAATAAATACTATTTTTGGGTTATGATAAAAGTACAATTAACACTGGATCAAGCTGAGGGATTACAAAAATTCGTGACTCAACATATAGAACACTGCATAGAGACGCTGGGTAATGAGGAGAGTTGTTACGTTACTCCCAAAGGAGAACTGTTTAAAAGCTACGCTTATTACTGCGGTTGTCCAACCTGCGACACAAGAGAACAACTTATGGCCACCTTTGATTATTTGAGAAAGTTGGGCGTAGTTAATATCTTTGTCAGCGATGAAAAATAACATAAGCTTTCCCAAAGCAATGCGGATAATCCTTCTTTCTTTGATTGGAGCTTTTATCTTAACAACACTTCTAACCAGTTGTTCTGCTCAAGACCGTTACAAAAGACTGGTGAAGAAACACCCTGAGTTTGTTCAGATCGATACTGTTACAGTAACCGATACCATTATCAAGGACGTGAAGATTCGGGTTCCAGAATATAAAGATTCATTTATATTCAAGCACGACACAGCCTACGAAACAAAAGAAGTATTCATCTACAAAAAAGGTGATCGAGTTTGGCTCACAGTAAAACCTAAAGAAATTACTGTCAGAGATACAGTTCCTTTTGAAGTAAAAGTCCCCGGGAAAGTAGTCACAGTTGAAAAAACAAATTACAATTACATATGGATTACTTTGATAGTCGGCCTAGTCGTGGGCTTCCTTCTGAGGAGAAGATAAACGACAACGTTAACCACCCATCTCATTATAATCAAGGCAAAGTTGAATGCATTGATGCAATTGAATCTGCCACTGTCCACAAAAATGGACTCGATGCTGTTTGTACTGCGAACATAATTAAGTATATTTGGCGGTGCGAAAGCAAGAACGGCATTGAGGATTTGAAAAAAGCACGATGGTATCTCGAAAAAATGATTCAACACAATGAGCAGAAAGGAACTTGAATTAGCTTTTAAAAAACTCGAAGAGCTAATCTCTTGGCATGAATATTATTCTGGCCAACACAATCCTATTGAAGCCAACAAGGTTCAGAAGGAAATCGAAAATCAGAAGCGAATCCTAAAAGATTTGAAAAATGGAGAAACTCAAGAAGTTCCTAAAGGATGAAGGCATTTCCGAAGAGGATGCAATTGAAAGACTACAGGCTCAAATGTTTGATCCTGCCAAAGACTTCTATGCTACGCTAGTATCTGCTTCCAAGCAGTTGATGGACGGTGTCAAATCTAAAACTCTTGATCTAGACGATCCCTATTTTAAAGCCCTATTCCAGATTCTTCAGGCCGGTGATAAGATCAACAAGAGCCTGAAGCTTGCGTTGCTTGAGGCGTACCCTGCTCAGAAGGATCCAGCACAGGAAGAAGAAGACGATACTCCTTTAGCCGATAGGTAAAAATGGAAATAGTAAAACTAAAACCCAGCGCCCCCAAGTTCGAATATGACAAGTGGTGGCGCAAGTACGGCCTATCCGAAAACGCAACCACTAAAGAAAAAAATTTATGGTGGGGGAAGGAACGTGAGCAGTACTGGCTTGAGGGACGTTTTGGTTTAGCTCCTGCTCACTACTTCATGCTTACGCAAGCTACGATCAAGACAGCAACAGGTGCAAGAATACGTCCTGTCTGGAGGGACCTTGATGATTTGATCTACGGATCATACCACGAAGCGAAGAATACTTTCTGGGACCTAATGGTCACCAAGCGTCGTGAAGCAGGTTTGTCATTAACTTTCGGCGGTGTCATTCCAATCTGGATTGCATTTACCAACCCCGGTTCCACTTCACTTCTAACCTCAGCGGATAAAACTCGTCTTGAAGAAATGTACAAGGACAAACTTCGTGTTGTCTTTGACGGAATTGATTCTTACTATCGTCCGGGGATCATCTCAACAAGACAGACTGGTTACCTGCACATGGGTAAACTGGACAAAGCAACTGGTAAGATCAGTGGGTTGGACTCGAAGATAGTAACTCGTGATACAGTTGAACAACCTACTTCTCTGGAAGCGTTTCGTGCGATGCATGTATTCCTCGATGAGTTCTTTCTGCATCCTTACGCTGACAAGGTTTATCGTTCAGCTCAGGCTTCTACCAAAGATGGTTTCATCAAAGTTGCTCCCATTGTCATGGGGGGTAGTGCGGGTGAATCATCTGTAGAAGGTCAGAAGAAAGGCGCTGAGCTTTGGAAAAATGCGGAGATCATCAAGATGCTTACTGTTTTTCTACCCGGTTGGATGGGGATTCAGAAAGCACCAGAACTCGATGAGAAAGGTAGAGAGACAGGTAAGATATTAAACTTCTGTCCCAATGGACACAGCGATGAAAAAGCTGCTACAGAATGGGTAATGAAGACCAGAGAGAACTTGGACAAACTAGAGGACAAGAAGTATCTGGAGTCATTTATAAAGCAGTATCCACTCACTATTCAAGAAGTGTTTACTGCAAACGCCAAAGGTGCATTACCTCAGGACGTAATGTCAAAGTTGGTAGAGAGAGAAAGGATTTTGCTTGGTAACCCACCACCAATCGAACGGTGTGACTTGATCAAGAATGTAGATGGAAAAATCGAAGTCAAACCAAACCCGAAAGGTAAGATTTTGATGCTTGAACGCTACAACCCAGAGCACAACTATATTGCCGGCATGGACCCAATCCCATTTGTTTCCAATAAACTGAATGATGGTTCGGACAATTGCACTGCGATCAAAGATGCAGATACAAATAGGTACGTAGCGATCTACAAGGAACGTGCGTTGGACCCAGATGTAATCATGCACAACACAATTCTCATGCAGGATTATTTCGGAAAGGCAAAGGTGAATATTGAGGTGAACCGAGGGGGTGTTATTCTAGACCAGTACAGACAGTTGAACCGTCAAGACTTACTGGCTTATCGTCCTACCCTGCTGGGTAAAGCATTCAATGCCGGAGATAGAACCTATGGTTGGTACAAAGGCGATGAAACTGGACAGCGAGGCAATGCTTTGATCATCGACTACTTGAGAAAATTCTGGATGGAGATTTACTTTCAGGAAATTATCGACGAAGCGAAGAACTATCTCGTAGACAACACGGATATTATTGATGCCATGGTATCGTGTGAAATTCAGCACAAGCAGATTCTGGAGAAAAATAAAAGGGATCGTGGGCCAGAGTTAGTGGCCAAGAAGATCCCTACTATTCAAATGGTAAATGGTAAAGCGGTCAAGGTTTGGGTTGAAGTTAAGCTTCAGAAATAATCTTCATCGCTTCTTCGCTAAACCTTTTGTAGATAGCGGTATATATCTTTTCCGTTTCTATCCTTGTTTCGTGTACGTTGCATGCATGCAGAATTGTACTGTGATGCTTCATGAACCACATTGCAACTCTTACTGAATTGTAACCCACTTTCTTGTGAAGAAAGAATATCACCATTCGCTGTGCTTCAAGGACCTCTTCCTTTCTGGTGTTGCTGCAAAACACTTCCAAATCGACCTCATTCTCTTGACAAGAAAGTATTATGATTCTTTGAATGCTGGCCGGAAGCGTATGAAAAACCAACTTGACCTGAGGCTTTCTGGGAGCCATTGATTTCTTATCGACTAGGATTCTGGTTTTGAACTTGCGATAGGATTCATTTTTGTAGATTTGTTTGAGAATCTTGTGCTTGTAGATATCTTCGATATTGGCAGCCTTCATCACGATGTCAATGATCTCCATCGTGTACTCTTGTACGTTTTTCATTTTAGGTTCTCCTTCTGCTTTTTAAATTGTTCAAACCATGTCGGTGTGGTGTCGCCTATATTAGGGGTCACACCGGCAGATAAATCACACCTGTACATTTGTAACAGTCTTATAACTTCTTCCTCACTGTACATTCTTTCTGCTTGCCATTTTTTAGCTTCATCTACCTTTTTGTTAATATAACCTTTTAAGTATTCAGACTGTTCCGTTGTTAGCGATGCCCATATTTCTTCAAATGATTTTCCAGCAGCTTCTTCAATTGTTTCTTGTTTAGGTTCTTCTTGTGGTTTGATGATTTTGTAACATTGGGATTTATCCAATTCACTCCATCTAAACCTTTTATAGTCAAAAATTACATCAACACTCTCACAACTTGGGTTCTTAACAAACCACTCAAGGAACTTATCATCAATAGCTTGTACACCATCATTGATTAAGTCTGGGTCTGTTGTTAGGATGATTTTGTGATGATATTTATGGTTTATAGTGTTGTTCTTTCTTACTGCATTGTCTAAAGAATTGTAATAATAATCTCCTTCTTTAATTTCTTCATTAGAAGTGATGTAGATGTGATGGCTCCTAAAGTTTTCTTGTAGACTTGCTTCAATGTGGAATTGACCGCCAAACTCATGCAGTATACTTGGCTTATCTGTTGCTAGTAAATATATGTTCTTCATATAACATTCTTCTTTAAAATAGTTTTAGTTGTTTAGGTTCAACGACATCAATGATCTTCAAACATTCAGTTACAAAAAACTCATAGTTGATGTTGTAGTCTTCGAAGTTCTCAGGTTCATAGTAACGATTGAACTTCATGGTTTTCTGGTTGGCTAAAAGGCTATGCACTCGTCCGTCAACGTTTACCTTGAGGGATGTACCACCACCTTTTATCACTGGGAAAAACCGGAGCATCTTACCATGGTTCTCTTGAATAACTTTGTTTTTCTCCTTATCCAAGTAGTTGAACACCGCTGACCACCCACTGTACGCCTTGTATCTACCACAAAAATCATAGATGTTCTTGCTGTTCTTTACAGTTTCTTCAATTGGCACACCGCTTACATAGTAAGCTTCAAGAGCTTTTGGTACAATGAGGAATGAGTTGTCTTTGTGCAGTTGCTTTTCGGTTTCAAATATACCTTTCTTTTTGACTTTACCGTCCATGCTTATGGCCAGATAGTTGTTTACATCACGGATTACCATCTTCGAATACTCCACTGACTCAAGAATTAACTTGGTTTGCTTGCACCACTCCTCGCTAATCTCTTCTACGATGTGAACTTTGTCTCTGGGGATTCGGATCGTAATACCATCGGTATTGATTTGAAGCATTTCCAAGCCGGGAACGTTGTCTACGAACTTCTCAGCCAACATAGAAAGCAACAGCTGTCCATTCAAAGTAATCGAATAGAAGTAGTAACGATCGTAGAAGGCTGAAGTAACCTCACCAGTTTTACCAAACACTCCATTGAGAGCAAGCTTCAAACCTGCATCTTCTGTTTTGTTCTTGGCTTTCTGTGCCTCGACACGTTTTTCAAAGAGACTCTTGTACGTTTCTACAAACGCTGCTTGAGGAATGTGCTTTGGGTGCAGGTCATTTTGAATGGCAAGGTTTGGATAGTAACTCTTCACATCAATATCTATAATGATATAGTTGTCATCGCTGCAATAAACCCCCGGTTCGATACATCCATGGACACCCCCAACTCCGTAGTCATACTGAAAGCCTTTGTACTTGACATTGTATTTTAGCTTCTGTGCGTCAGAAACTACCGTCCACTTGACTTTATTCAGCAATTCTTGGAATGCTGCACTTTCAAACTTTACGTACGGCAGAATGCATTTATTTAAGTCAATGGTTTTGTCAAACTGAACAGCGTCCCTTAGTTCTTTCTTGCTCAATCCAAACTCCTTGCGAATCGCCTTGAGAAAGATTTCCTCGCCGATTGCAATGTCTGGCATGTTCAGCATGAAACGCTTGTTCAACTTACCCAGTTCTTTTCTGAAGGTGAGTTGGTCTTTGCAGATTTCAAAGAAGGCTTGGGTACTCAGAACATCGTTCATATTGTACTCTAGGATCTCGGGAATCATTTCCTCGGTGACCATGGTTGTGTGGTGAAAAGGCATATCCTGAACCACTGGCCAGAAGATTTCATTTTGTGAATGTTATCTGTGATCAAATCACAAACAACACGGTCAAAATGAACGTTGTTGTACCCAATTCGATACCTTGGTTCCATCAGGTACTTGTAAAGTTTGTTTAGATCATCTCGGCTTTCGTGAAGGACAAATATATTTGTCTCTTTGGTTTTGATGTCGATGTCCGTGTAGGAGAAAAAATTAGGGAATATCTCAATGTCGTATACTACCGTATTCATTTGTTTTGTATTTTATTATTGTGTCGTGGTACATTGTGTTAGTTGTCGTATCCATGTAAAGTTCCTGTCCGTTTCTGCTTATCCAACCTTCCGAAAAAACCTTGATAGGTTTTGACTGGATGTAGATTACTAGATAGGTATCAAAGAACCTTACCTCATAGATTTTAATTCTTCTGAACAGTGTCACCACACCTCTCATTGAGGTCGGTGATAGGTTCACATGCTCAACTTCATATTTCTGGCCAATCAGGTAATTGAGGAGCCTGATTAAAGACATCGGTTTGATCATAGTGATGTAATTCGTTTTCAAAAAAATCTTGACTTAATTCTTTGTATCTTCCAGTGGTTGGGTCAAAGTCAAATGTTGCATACCCAAGCTTGCCCATGAAATAGTGCTTCACCTTCTGAACATAAACATCGACAAGGCCAGTATCGTAGTCACGATGAACCACGAAACCATTGTCGGTTACGTTGAAGAAGTGGTGAGATCCGCTGATGTCATACAAGCGAGGTACTTCGTACTGGTTGCCAGACTTGCTCTTCTGCATCTTCTTCGGGTGCGCCACAAGTAAGATCATCACCTTATGCGTGATAGCAAACTTTTTAATTTTGACAAGCATCCTGCCGATTTTCTCATTCATGATATCGTTTTGGTTGTCATGCTCAATGTAATTGAACGGATCCAAAACAATACCGTCAACGCCCTTCTGTCGAATCAGCGATTTAGCTATTCGAAGTAGGTTGTCGATTTTAAAATCGTCTAGGTTTGCAGTATCGTAGAAAGAAAAATGGTTGTTGATGTAGGTGAGAGCACGTTCGTACATTGGCTTAGGCATTTTCTTTTGATTAGGGCCAGCCACAGCTTGACCAGTAATCTGTTCAGCCAATCTGATACTTTTAAGTACGTTGTCATTCTCCGGAGAGAACATGGCAAACTTCCAGTTTTTACGCAGCGCCAGCCTCAAACAGATTTGATCTACGAATGTAGATTTTCCTGAGCCGGGGACTCCGCTAACAACTACAAACTGACCACGCTTCCAAGTCAACAGTTCATCGAACTCCGGATAACCAACAGTATCACCAACAGGATACCCATTTTCATAGATATCCATAAGTTCACTTCTGAAGTCATCGACAGTTGAAATCTCAGGAATTGGAAGTGGCTTAGCTTGCTCAAACAAACTCACCAAAGATTGCTTACCCTTTGCTTTCAGATAGTCATTGGCATCTTTGTGTTCAGTAAACTCGATCACAAAGACATCACAAGGTTCAAACCTTCGAGATAAATCTTCCTTCAGTTTCTTCCCCGGCCCATCGTTATCTGTAGCCAAGTAAATCTTCTTACCTTCGAAGTAGCTGTAGCTATTGTCTAACCATTCGAGGTTGTTGTTTCCAGTACTGGCTCCCGCAGGACAGCTCACAGCAAAAGGATAACCTGCGACGTGCCAACACATCGTCTCCTCTTCCCCTTCACAGATAATAATCGTGTCGCTGTTCTTGATAGCGTTCAAATTGTACGGAATCTTTTTGGCTCCGGAAACCATTTTGAACTGCTTGTCCTTGGTTTTGTACTTTACGTTTATGAGAACATCACCATCCCAATAGTTAAAGTTAATTGTCTTGTGCTGCTTGCCGTCAGACATTTTCTCTACGCTTTGCGTAACTTTAAATTGGTTGACGGTTTCGTAGTCTATGCCACGGTCAGTAAAAAACTGGTAGACTTGAGGATCCAACGCATCACCAACGCTTTCGGGCCGAGTGTATTTCTGTTCTACAACAGATCCCTTCCATTGGCAGTGATGACACTTGTACCAGCCTTCATCGATGTTGAACGATAGACTTGGCTCACTTGACTTTTTCCTTAGATGGGCGCAACGAGGACACACGGTCTTACCAAAGCCTGAGAATTTACCCTTGGTATCGATCCCCAGTCTGTTAAAATCTGCAACGTAACTCATACGATTATCCTCTTCTTCACTTGTTCGGAACCACCTCGAGGTAATTCCATACACCATCTACTGGCTGCTGATTTCCAGTTCTTCATTTTGTTTTTACCAACCATCCAACCCTTGGATTCATAGAAGTGCCAGAACTCAGCAGAGTGTCGTTCAGCGTTGACTACCTGTAAACTTTCCATGTGAGATTTCACATCTGAGATCGCAGGTACTTCAAACCTTTTGCTCTTGACTGTCAATTCGGTTTGCTCGGGTGCGTGTGCGTAAATACCACACATGGCGTTGCGGATACGTTCTTTCTTCTCGAGAGGGAGATTTACTTCGAGTAAAATTTCAGCGATTGTATACAATAGTATTTGATCGTCCGTCATGGTCAGGTTATTTTGGTGAGTTTAAATTGCATGTTCTTTAGCTTGGTAGGTGCGTAGTTCAGAGGGTTGTCGACTAAGTCCAAGACAGAATCCTTCAGGGTATCTTGACTTGAGTCTTCAATTATTCCCACGAACTTAAGTTGCTCCATGATCTCGGGCCATGATAGGTTACGCACATATTCCAAAACATCCATCTTGTTTCTCAAAGATTTGCGATTCGGAGTATGGACAAACTGATGCTGACTCATGTGAGTAAGTACCCAGTCATAGCTAACCTCAAAGACAAAACCGCCTTGAGTGTAAATTCTAATTGTTTCGTTCGTCATTGGTGTTCTCCTCAGTCACTACTAGTTTTTCAAGAAGGCGCACAGCCTCAGGTAGGCTCTCGCAGTCTTGGATCTTGTCTTGATTAATGTACAGGCGATAGTACCAAGTACCATTTACAAACGCTTGGACAATACTGGCGCTGTAAAACTTTGGATTTCTTTTAGAGATGCTGCTCATAGATATTATTATTTACGATTTTTTCAATTGTTGTGTGCCAGAACTTCTTACCTTTTTTGGTTTTGTAGCCTGACTCATTGCACATACTGGCAATGGTGGAGTAGGAGAACTTAGGATGCCAAAGAAATATCTTTCGGACAAGAGTCATCTCTTCTTCGTTCACCACCAGTCTTCCGTCCTTCTTATCAAACCCTAAAGGAGTTGGGCCACAGTAAACCTTCTGCTCTTTCTTGAGATACTTCATTACTGATTGAATCAGTTCACCACGTTGGTTGCTTTCAAACTCAGCGAAGGCAGCCATCATCTGAAGCATTAGCTTCCCATGGGAAGTGGTGGTGTCGATCTGGAAGTCAAGAGTATAAAAGGCTACTCCTTTGGCTTCGAGATAAGCAATCCACTTCAAGGTGTCCTTCACGTTTCTGCCAAAACGAGAAAGGCTATAGACGATGACTACATCGGTTTGATGTTTGTCGACCATTTTGATCATCTTCATGAAGTCAGGACGGTTTTCAAACTTACGACCAGAGACCCCGGGGTCAGAAAACGAACCTACAATTTGATAATTGTGAAGCTCGCAGAACTTTTTGATTCTATCATCTTGATTTTCTAATGATGAACCATCTTCAACTTGATTGTCATGAGACACACGAGTGTAATACACTGCTCTTTTCATTGATCTTTAATCTTTTTTAGAATTTCCCTTAGGATAAGGTGAATGAATGTTGTTTTTGAAATTTTAGTAGCCTCTGAATATTTAACCAAAGCTTCGAAGTTCTTTTGAGATATCTGAACTGGCATGGTTATCTTCTTCTCGAACTCCTTCGTTGTCCTTGCCAACCTCATACGATTCCTACTTAAGTAGGAGTGTACGATGTCATCAAGCAACACCGAAGGAGTCTTGAATCCGTTTTCATCAGCAACCTTTTTGAGTTTCTGATATTGGTCTTGGCTAATATCTACATTAACCACGACCACGTTCTTTTTCTTGATACGTAGTTCCATTACAATAACACTAGGTAGACAATGTAAACAAGGAGCCAGAGAAAGAAGTAACCAACCCATTGGCGAATCTCGAGGTTGATGTTGTGCCGTACTCTATCATCAGTTCTATACTGTTTGATCAGGTTCTTGATAGTAGTAAACATATCGAAAGGGATAAGGGTGAGTTAGATTGCCAAACCACACTGCTGAACCTGTCAGGATTACAAATGGATATACTCCTATGATCATAGATATACTTTATGAATTGGAGTTCTACCTTCTGAAGTCAGATTCTTGCCGTTGTAAACGTACACAGAAATCTCACCCGCCAGTCGAGAGTAGTGAACATCGAAGTAATACATCATACCATTTGCAGGGTCGCTAAAGTTGACAGCGCACCAGTAATCATCCTCTGTAGGAGTGACCTTCAGTATAATCAGAGATTTTTCGTATGGGAAAACGATTTCGTGAGTGGTCTTCTCTTCCTTGGGAAGGGTATCAACATACTTGGTGAACTTAGACTTTCTAAATCTAAAGAAGTCCGCATACGCAGGGAACTCATTAGCAAAGAGTCTGGCGAACAGCGGAGCATAGTTGTTGTTGATTTTGAATTCTCCGTCACCTTGCTCGGCACGTTTCCAACGAATGATCTCAAAGATACCGTTGGCTCCGTAGGTTTTGAATCCCATTTTCATTGCATCGAATGCAACTTGTTTGAAAGCCTCATAAAGATGAGGGTTAGTTTTGTGGTACTCTAAGAACTCCTTGTTCTCAATACCTTCGAAAAGACTGAGTTGTGTCATAGGTTTATTTTTAAATGCATATTCTTACTTCAGATACTTTAGATACTTGAGTTCCGTCATTGAGATCAATGTCGGATATCCAATCAATGGTGAAATCATACAGGTCGTTGTGGCGAACTCCTTCGTGGATTTCTACGACAACGAGGTCGTTATCGTTGAACTTCTCAATCGCCTCTCTTAATTCTTTGATAGTGGTTATTTTGCTCATAGTTAGATTTGGATTAGGTCATACGCATGGTAGAAGTTGTCTTGGTTCCAGTTTATAACTGGGTTGTTCTCACTGCGGTAGTTGCTTTTGAAGGTTTCTACAGGAGAGTCATCAACGATTGCATCACGAATTGCCAGAGCAAACTGATAGTTGGATTCGTTAATCTCATCCTCGGTGCAGTCTACACCGAACACTTCGGCTTCTTCCATCTCAGAGATGATCATGTCAGAGTAGATACCGAGCAAGCCATTGGGTTCGAAGAAGAGGTTGGCGAAGCACCAAATGCCCACCAGTTTTTTATTGCGAAGCAATTCAACATGGCTAGAGTTGATGACCAGTTTGTTGTGGCCATACAAACCACCGGGGTAACCGTGGCCAAGCATGATGATTCTATCATGAGCTTTGATTAGCATTCTGAGTTCGAAGTCTGAGGTGTCAGCACTAACAACAGTGCAGTCCAAGTCAGCATAAATTACGCTTAAGAAATCCGTTGTGTGATCCTTCGGATGAATTACTAGAGTTTTAATGTTACGTTTCATAAATTTATTTGATTATTTCCTGAAGTTTAAAGTCCAATCGAGAAGGTATAGGGCTCTCGTGTTCCCATCGTGTGAGTATCTCAACCATCTCTCTGAAGTGGTTATTGTTGTGGAGCATATGCTCCGAAATGTAAGTAATGAAGATGCGTCTTTCCATGTCATCCATGTCCCTGAAGTCTTTTTCCAGTGATACTCCTTTTTGTATTTTTTTAATTGTACTCATGATATTATTTCTTTTTGTATTGTTCCAGCCAAATGCTTAGCATTTCATCTTGAGTTTTGCTACCAAAACATCTGTAATCATACTCAGCACAAAATTTCCCAAAGTCCTTCATATCTTCCTCACTGTACAGTCTATCTGATTGTACTTGACATCCTTTTACAAACCCTTCTCTCAATGCTATTATTTCATTAGTTATTATTCCATCAGGGTATGGCGGGTAATACTTTTTAGCAAGCTCTTGAAGTGTTTCTTGTTTAGGTTCTTCTTTTATTTCTTTCATAGTTTAGTTTTCTTGTTTTCAAAGAGAAGAACAGATGCTTTACTGTGCATTAATCAATGGTAAAAACCATATCGCATATATGCATCCGTTCTTCCAGTAACCATGCTTCTCTTTTATTTCGAAGCCAACCTGCTTATCTTTAAATACGAGTTTCTCAAGGGTACAGGTTGTTTGCGACATGAACAGGCATCACTACTATATGCCATCAATTACGGTATCCTTCCTTGCGTAAGTAAGTAGCAGATTTAGAAATCTGAACCGTATTTAATCAAGTCGCTTTTCACCACCACAGCCCCGCTGCGAACAAACACAGCGAGGCGGGTGGGGAAGGTGGTAAGAGGTTAACGAAATGTTACATATGGTCTAGTTAAATCGTGAAACTCTTTTGATGTAATTTCAATAATTTCATCATTATTTAAATTGCATTTATCATCTATGTGAAGGACTAAAACATCGCCGCATGTAAGCACCACAGGCATACAAAACTCACCTATTGGTGTTTTTACACCTAGAATATCATGAGGCTCTTCAAACCAAGATTTTTGAATACCATTGTCTAAAGCTTCTGCTATTTCACGACCTGCTTTTGTGCGCTTATTTGGAACATACACGCCATCCATGGTTTTGTGCTTTACCCATAGCTTAGGATCAACCTTTTCAGGCTCATGAAATACAAAACCACTGTACTGTGTTACCCTAATATAATTTTGCTGGCCATGAATGCCCCAAAATTTGGTGAATGAGAGCTGCACTAAATCTTTTACAAATTGCTTGTTTTCCTCTTTCATTTTCTCTTCTTTCTCCAGAAGTGCTTTTAGCTTTTTGTAGTACTTGCTGTTTTGGTTTACGATTTTGTAATACATAATATTTTCTACCACCACAACCCCGCACAAACTTAATTGAACGGGGCGGATGGACCATCCATGTGCCACGAAGGGTTAGGCAGGATTTTGTAGTCAGGACAGGATTCGAACCTATACACACGATTACCGTAGTCGTATTGCTTTTCGCTACTTCAACCTCGTGCCACTATATTTGAATGTGCGTCTACCATTTCGCCACCTGACTATTTATAAGAACGTCTTTCTACCACCGCAACCCCGAACAAACTGAATTGAACGGGGCGAGGTAGCCATTTCCCTTGTTGGCTTGGATTCCAACTTCCTACCTAATCGTAGGCGCGTAGTCAGGAAAGGACTCGAACCTTTGAAGTACCACCACACAACATAACCATGATTGGTATTTATTGTTAATGTTGCGCCACCTGACTATTTATAAGAACGTCTTTCACCACCGCAACCCCGAACAAACTGAATTGAACGGGGTGAGGTAGACCACTTGCATTTTGTTTAGTTGCAACAACTCAATGCCAATCCTCTTATGGCCGATTTTGTGGTCATGACAGGACTCGAACCTGCATATCCAACATTTGCCGTGTTGGGCGTTCCATTTCCGCCACATGACCAAGTAGCACCCTGATTTATCCAACTTACAGGTGCTGTGGCTGTCCCTATTGCTAGGTTAGGAATAGACTTTTTGACTCTCCTTCTTGAGGGATCTTACCGTCTCAGCAGTCAACTGGGTGATTTACATATCTACCACCAACTTTCCCATACGGACATCACTCCGTTTCTCTTCGTATTGGGAATACTATCCGTTGTCATGTTTCGGATCGTGTGGGGAGAGCAGGATTCGAACCTGCATCAAAGCGGATTAACTCGGGAGTTTATACCGTACTTCTTCCGCCGTATCAAAGATACTTACCGGCCCTTGCCGATGTGTTTATCCATTTACACCATCTCCCCAAATACCCTGTAGTTTTTAATTTAGTATCCGCAGAAATACAGGGAATAGAATCACCAAATGATTCTAAAAACTGCGTTGTAGTCAGGACAGGATTCGAACCTGTAAGAACTCTTTTTATTCTTCACTCTGGTTACTGTATTTCACCAGCCATGGCTTTACCAATTCCGCCACCTGACTATGTTGCTTGTCTTTCCAAGCTGTCAAGATATTCTCAGTTTTTCAACCAAAACGGCTTCTCAATCCGTTCAGCTCTCTTTACGTGGTGGGTGTGCTGAAATTCCCCATACCAACGAGATTTGTAGTCAGGACAGGATTCGAACCTGTATTTACACTCTACTTGTACTAGCTGTGTCCGATGGATTGGGTTACAATACAATTCCCTCCCCACCTGCTCTTAACCGTTAAAGCTACCTGACCAAGTAACCCCCTCCCGAAGGAGGGGGATTAATCAAAGAAACATTATGAAAACGAAACCAATGTTTTAGCAGTCCTCTCGTTGAGCCACTCGACAATGGTGTCGTAAGCCAAGTTATTTATTTCTGCGCCAGTTCCTGTCATTAGATAGGAATTCTTATTTGCTTTGGCCGGCATAGCCATGTGATTTGTGTAGCGAGTCACAGCGTTGAACAAGCCCCAAACCGTATCCCCTTCGAGGTCACGTTCCATGTTGTAGGCTTGAGCAAACTGAGCAAGTTGGTTTCTTCTACGAGTAGAAACTTCCCCGATGTTTTGGTTTCTGCTGTCCAAGCTAAACATCTTGTTTATCACAGCCTCAACAACACTCTCATGAGGGGCGGTCTCAGACATTCTTCTAAATGTCTCGAACATTCTCTCATCTTCTTTGATAGTCTCTTGAAACTGGCGAATGGCAACTTCGATCCGTTCTTTAGAATTCTCTGTGTGACGGAACTTTTCGGTGTCCTTGTATGCTCTGTAGAAAGTATTGGAGCAGATAACTACCTCGTTGGTAGAACCAAAGGAGATAGATGAAGAGCCATCGTGAGAGTTGAGTACGGTAACCCAACGTTTAACTCCCGACTTACCAACATATTCATCAGGCAACTCGGCTTGAAGGAAAACCTTCTTGCCATGGTCTAATTGACCGCCACGGTTGGTGTTGATTCCGATGCCGTCAGTAGCTCGGACAATTGTATCGGCAAGTTCCCAGTTTTGGAACACACGATATCTGTCTTTGACTGTACCGAAGCATGTGGTTGGAGTTGCAGAGTTTGCGTTTTCGTATCTAAAGATACCGTAGAAATCTGTCTGAAGCCCAGTGTCGTGGTAAAGTCTTTCTTTCTTGACTTCCCAATTAAGCCCTGTGCGTTCGAGCAGGTTCATTGTCTTCTCGAAATTGTCGAGGTTAAGTTCAGTGTTCATTGTTGAGTTTTTGTTGATTGTGTTTGCGTTTTCCATGATTTTTCCGATTTTTAAGTGTGCGTTTTTTGTGTATTGATATTGCGAATTAAAGTGATGTTTGTGTAATCTCCAAATTTATTTTTGATAAATCATTGCCTTGGGCTTCGGAGAACTAGTCAAGACAACGAGGTCAGCGTGAATGAAAGGTTCCCCTTCAACTGTGAAACAGTCTCCCTTGTATGGGTTGTAGGTCAGTTCTTGCAGTTCGTCTCTCAAGAGATGGCTGATATCTTCGAACGTAATAAATGTTTCACACTCAATAAAAGCATGAACGCATTTCTGTTGTTCTCTGATAGTACGCTGTCTCCCGCTTTCAGAAACATAAGTCTTGACGTTGGCCAAAAGTAGATCGTGAGCATGCTGAAGCAATCGGTAGCCTTTCTTGGCTTGGTCATACATCTGAATGCTAAAGCAATTCTTGTGTAGGTTCCGGTAAATTCTGAATGGTTTGCGTTTGGTTTGTTTCATGTTGTTTTGGGTTGTTAACTACCTCTAACTATATACCCCTCATAAATAAGGGGATATATAGTAAGAGTTAGTAAAGGTTAGGATTCGTCAGCGTCGAAGTAAGCCAAGATACAATCGTACAGAGGCTGCTCAGGATTGTTGAATTTACTTTTTTCAAAGTCTCTCCAACGTGCGGGGATTTCATCCCATTGTTGGTCATACGGCAACTCAGCGAAGTTCTCATCCTTGCAAGCCCAAAGTTGGCTGAACAAGTATTGTTCGTAATCGATTTTCATGCCTACTAAATTAGTGTTTTCCATATTTATAGTACTCTTTTTTCTTTGGTTTTTAAATATTCGACTTCTCGCTTGGCGTTATGTAAATTTCCATGTAGATTTTCAAAAACCCAAAAGAAAAATAGAACTCTTCTATAGACAAAGAAAGTGTCTCCCTTCTGTGTTATTTTATATTTGGCCATAGATTTCTCCTTTGTTATAGAGTTCGGCAAAATTGGATACTGCTATGAAGACAGCTTCTTTTTCAGCAGTCATTAGTGCCTTGTTTATGTCACCATTTAAGCAAGCTATCAAGCAAGCTATCTTGACAGAGGAGGGAGTACCTATTTTGGACTTACAAAATGTAACAGCTTCCATCAACCATTCCCAATCTGTATAGAATTCTTCTAAACGTATCCATCCATTTTTATTAGGCAATTTAAAACATTCTTTGTTCTCAGATATTTCATAATTTTTCATCAAAGCTATCTGTTCACTACGTTGTTGTATTTCTTCTTGTGTCATCTGATTTTATCCTCGTAGTTTAAATTCGATTCTGTTGATTATTTTTCGCAAAGTGATTGAGGTATCCGATTCCTCAACTGTATTGGTGAGATTTGCAACCTCTCCTGATACAACTCTAAGTTGGTGAACTAAAGCGTTCCATGGTTCGATTTCCTCAAGCAGTTCGAATATTTTATCTGAAGCATGATCTAATCGATCAAACATGAACATTTGAGTGTTTTCACTGGGAGTATCTTCTCCGTCATCGTAGCAAACAAGGTATTCGTTTGTTTCTTCTTCGTTTTGACGAATGGAATTAGGTAAGAACAACCTAACTCGGCGTTCGATTAACAAGCAAGGTGCTATGTCGTTAGAAGTAGTTGCAAGTTCTACTTGTCCAAATACGTCTTTTAATTCCTGCATTAGTACTTTTGGACGTACAGCGAAAAAGTAATCGCGGTCGAGTTGTTTTAAATCTAATGGTTTTAAATCTAATGGTGTCATGATTAATTATTCTTTGATTGGTTAAATGGTTTCCAAGTTAGGCTTTCGTCGCTTTGTAGGTCACAGGCAATCTCGATGTTGTTGAAGTGTGTCCAACATTCATCAGAATGGGGTGTAGCCCTTTCAAAAACTTCAGCTATATCTTGTTTGAAGATGTGTTTTCTAATGACTTTGATATCGTCTAAGACCATAGCAAGTCGGTGTTCGCCCCGAAACCAACATCGTTAGGGTGCTCAATGGTAAATGGTATGTTGAGTTTGCTAAGTTCCTTAGTGAAAATGTTTGCTACTCGGCTAAACTCTTCGAATAATTCACTGAATACAGTCTCATTGATTGCTTTGACTTCGGCAGATGCTTGTTGGATTTCGGTTTGCTGTTGTAAAACAACATGGGAAAACAAACTATCAGCATCGTTTCCCCGGCTACGATTCAGATTAATAAACTTTGTTTCTAAATCTTTGATTAGAATTTGTTGTCCTTCGGTAAGGTCGTTCGATTTTTTCAGATTAATTGACATGGTTTTGTGTTTTGCGTTTTGCGTTTTGTTGGTTTTGGTTAGGTTATCTATTATCTCTTTGAGTATACCCCCCATCAAGATGGGGTGTACTCAAAGAGACATAGATAATGTTTGTGGTTTAATCTTGGATTCGGTAAGTTTTCCCCTCGAATTGAGCAAAGGTGATGTCGGTAGGGTGATGCCAATCAGTATAAAAGAAACTACCATTTTCATAGTATTTATCTCTGAGTTGGTCATCAGTCAGTTGAGCATCGACCTCGGGTTCCTCAGAATGAATTCTAAGGTAGTTACAGAGTGCTAACTCTGAAGCGACGTAAACGTCGTCAAATACAACCCAACCTTCGTTCATCAAAGCTCCAGTGATGTCACACTTTCTTGCAAAGAACTTAGAATCATCGCTGTATAGGAAGGCATATCTTCTGTAGATTGTATCTCTGAGGATATCAATCTGAATAGGGTTGAAGGACAACACTTGATTGTTCACGAAAGCATTGTTGGAATACGGCGTTGAAAGGGTTAGAATAACCATTTCCTTTTCGATATCCTGACGAACTTCATCAAAGATAGAAAAGTAGTCTTCGATGTCGAAGTCCTTTAAGCCTGTTAAGGCTAACTTTGCTTTCAGATAAGGAAACAAGTCAGCATAAACCATATCGGTTTTGCGTTTGATTTGATAGGTTAATGATTCTAAATTCATGATTTTGTTTTTGATGCGGTGAATAATTCGTTGATGTACTCGATGATTTGGTCGTTGTGTTCGTCAAAGAACTCAGTCATCATTTCATGAGAGCCATGGAAATCCTCAGGGAACCACTTTAAACAAGTGTGTTCTACGGCTTGGTTATCCTCAGCGACCATTGAATCAATGCTTTCGGGAACAATTGTCTCTGTGACAAAACAGCCCTGTTTAGCTGCTTGTTTTTCTAAAAAAGGAAAGCATCTAATGTAAAGTTCTTCGTCGTTGAAGGTAGCCACTAACTCTGAGTGACCACCTGTGATTGATTGAAAATATACTTTTATCATAGATTTATTTTGCTAGGTTGAAGTTTCCGATTGGTTGTTTGTTAAATTCCACGATTGTAATCGTGTTTATCATTCGATATTCTTTCTTGTCAAGGTCGAGTACAACTCGGTAGCCCATATCTTTAGGCTTGAATTTCATACCCACACCTTTTAATGTTTGGCAAACACCATTTTTGTCGATGTACTTTCGTACACCAGTCCTGCCACGGAGAGTTCTAACCTCTCCGTTTTGTTTTACAAACTTGCAAGAAAAGAACTTGCCTGAGTCGATGATTTCGAGTGCTTTTGTTTTGGTTATCATGATTTTTCTTTGATTTCTGTGATTAGAAGTTATGTATTACGAAGCCTGATGTGTCCTTGATTGCTTTACCTTTGGCTCTGAGACCCAAGATTGTACCTAATGGTACATCGAGCATCAAATCGTCTCGAGAATCGCCGTCAACAACTGGCATTCCTTTGTAAGTCTCAGGCAAAGGTTCGTCTTTCTTGACAGCAAAGACAGCAGCGCCAACAGCTAATTTGTTGCTAACGAGCCAATCAAAACTTTCCCAATTATCTTCCGATAAACTGAAGGCAACTTGGTAACGATGTCCTGATTTTAACGTATAGTTACCTGCTTTTTTCGGGATTTTTGTGTAGTCATAGAAAACTACGTTTGCCGGGATGTGGTCACCGTAAGCTGAGACTAGTTGTTCAACTAACTTGATGTCCGAAGTGCCGTTGAGACGAATAGCCAATGGCTTGTTTAATTTCTTGAGAACTTTTGCAGACCGAATGATTTCGAGAGCAGTCTGATGTAAGAAAGTAAATCTATCTTGCAGATAATAGTGAGTTCGGTTGAGCCTCGCTTTCTTGACGTTTGCATAAACGCCCATGCCAGCTGTAAATAGACAAGACTTACGACATCCTTTGGATGAAAAAGGGCACAGATTTACACCCAATTCGTTCTGTTCTTCGGGAGCAAGATATAATATCTTGGTCGTGCGGATGTTTTTCTTTGTCTTTGAGTTTGATTTGCCGTCAGACAAAATAACTTTTGGAATTGTGTAGGCAACTTTGGTTTCTGCTACTGATACGTTTTCGGTTTGCATGTTGTTTGTTTGATTGATTTTTGATTGTTTTACCATATCCCTTTTTATACTGCCCTCATAAAATCAGGGTAGTATAAAAAGGAATATGTTAAGTTGGTTGGTTTTTGTGGTTACAATTCAGCGTCGAAAGAACATTGTCCGTTTTCCAATATCGAACTGTGAATCTTGTAACCTAAGATAAGGTCAGCATATTCACTTAATTGTTTTTCTGTGATGTTGTTTTCTTTGAGCAGTTTGTCATTCCAACCACCGTGTGTTTCGAATAATTCGTCTAGCTTTTGCTTGTCTTTGCCGAGAAACTCTTCAATCCTTTGGATTTCGGCTTCAAGTTTTGGCAAATCATATTTGTCAAAGTAGTAGTGAAGCATTTCGGGTGTTTGACCTTGTACACCGAATCTGTCGGCAGCGTTACTTGATTGTACGGCAAACCAAAACTTGCCTTCGATGTCTCCTGAATAATAGCGTCCCATGATTTTTTAATTTATTTTTTCTGTGATTATTGTGTGTTGTGTGTTCTGATTAGATTATTTCTTCTATGATTTTGGCTGAGATTTCGGGGGTCAGACCAAAGCTATATTGCAAGCTATGGAACAGAGACTCTAAGAGTCCGCTTTCTTTATGGTCGTATCCGTAGAATCCCCAAACAGATTCCGCATCTTCTGACTCTGAATCATAGACTAGGAAGCCGTAGCACTCTCCGCTGACGTAATAACCATAGGTTAAAAGTTCTGACTGAGCATTTTTCATGAACTCTTCCTCTGTCCCTTCCTTGGCGACAATGAATCCAACTTGCCCCGAATCCCAACGGTCATTAAAGTCACTCAGAGAAAAAGCAAGCCCACTGTGGTCAAGCATATAAACAGGAACCACATGTTTGAAATTTGACTGTAAGTCAGTTTGCATTTCTTCCCATGAGCCAAAGAAATCAGCGTAATTTGGGATGTTTATTTCGTTTGGTAATGTGTACTTTCTATGGAACATAGCAAACTGGGTCAGATTGTCGTTTGTTCTTGGATTTTCGGGTGACTGTTCGTGAATGATTTCAACGTTGATGTTTTCGAAAGTGATTTGGTTTTTCATGATTACTTTAAATTTAGTTCTTTTTTGATTTGTTGTTCGATTTGGGTGAAATACTGCGGAAGAATGTCTTTGACATGGCTTAGAATTTCGTCGCCATGAAGAAGTACTTGCTTGTTTAACTCTGCTTTTGACCTTGCGTCCTTCAAAATGACTTGATAGGTCATAGCTTTCAGTGGACTGTTCTCAGAAGGTAGCCAGAATCTCTTGGCTACCTCTAGAACATACTTTTCTTCGATGAATATAATCATAGTTTAGATAGTTAATCTTTCTTGTTGAACAAGTCATTTGCGATGATTAGACAAAGTCCTGTGCTTATCGCTGTAGCGATTGACAGGTAGAGATAGACCCCCGAATGAGCCATACCTTCAATTGAAAATTGTCTGATGCTAATGATACAAAGTGCAAAGGACAAGGCTGTGATGAATGCTGCTAATTTTTTCATAGATTTACTTTAATTTATTGAGTTGTGTTGTGGTTTGGTTTACTTGGTTTCGTCCTCGAAATAAGGATACTTTTCTGTTGGCTTGAATGGTTCTGTGCTGTATTGTTCATGATACAATCTATCGATTGAGTCCACGATGTCAGAAATCATGTTGACATATTGAACATAGAAATTAGGGTGAAACAAACTCACTCTGCCTTCGGCAGCATCTTTTCTGTCCTTTTCCCAAATCGCAGGTAGTTCTTCTTTGATAAACTCAGCATCTTTTTTGATTCTGTCCATCAAGTACCCTTGGTACATTGGATGCATGCTTTTGATTCCTTGGATAAGTAAGTCGGCGGTTGTTTTTTGCTTTTTCATGATTGTTTTTTCTTTGATTAATTGTTTGTTTGGGGTTGATTTGGGGTTTCAGAGCCATTCAGAGCCATTCTAACTCTCTCTAACCTTTTATGTAACCCTTCGTAAGAACTCAGGGTTATATAAAAGGAAGAGAGAGTAAACAGCATGGTTGTTTCGGCTATCTCGGTTAAATTTGTCGGTGTTCGAGAAAGTACAACATCTCTTCGACAGTCAGTTCTGTCATTCGCCTAAACTCTTGATTAGGTTTCAAGACATAGCCAGCATTTAAGAACTCTACAACTGAAGTGTGATGATAGACAGAGCCGTCAGATTTGCCGTCAGTCAGCAGAACATAGTCACCTTCAAAGGGCACGAAGTCAACCTTTGGTTGTGGTTTGTCAATTTGCTCGAAGTTTTTGAGCATGTTTTTTACGATGTGATAGTCACTCATGATTTTATTTTTTCTTTGATTAGTTATTATTTTCTAGGATGTTCCAAGTGTAGTACTCAAGTTCGCCGATTAGTTCGTCGACATCAGCCAAAGTATCTTTGTCGATGTGGCGAATATCTTCGATATCGTAGAGGACTTTCGAAGATATACTTTCAACCCTAGGTTGTAGGAATTTGAAGTGCATATCTTCGGGATATCTGTCGAAGGATACTTTGAGGCTACTTAGATTCAAGATAAAATCTTGGATTGTGGCTTCAGAACTTGTTCCATGTTTTACATGATTGTCGACAATGATAGCCCAGTTGTCAGTTACTTTGTCTAACCTACGGTTAAAATCGAGAATGAAGTCGGTGTAAATGGTTTGATATTCTTTGAAAAGCATAGTCTTGAAATTAAAGGTTTGTTTCACTTGAGATAGTTACAAAAACGCCAATGGTTACTACAATGGCTGTAAAGAAAACGATAGCATGGTTACCGCCACTTCTAAAACATTCTACGAATGAAAAAGGCGATACGAGGCTTGCCATGATACAGAGAATTGTGCTGATTACTAAAGTAACGATAGCGATTGTCGCCACAATGGCAATGATGTTCTTAGCGAACTTGATAATTTGCTTTTGCATAGGTTTTTTCTTTGATTTGTGTGTGTTTTTTCTTTGATTCAGTGAACTTTTGATAAAAATGGAGGTTATCTAACCTCCATGCGAAACTTTCTCCAAACTGATTTTTCAACGTCAGAACGGTGTTCAAAAGCCTCTTCGTGAGAAATCGTAGATTTCTTTTCTTCCTTTGGAGCATTGGTCTTCATGAAGGCTTCAAGAAGATTGATTTGAGAGCTTTCTTTCTTCTTGACAACCTTCGGTTGAGTTACGACAACCTTGCTTTCAACCTTTGGTTGAGTTACTGCAACCTTAGGTTGTTTCACAACCTTTTGAACAACCTTCTCAACAACCTTTGGTTGAGATTGAAGTTCAACAATAGCTTTGCTATTGGCTTGAACCATCTCTGTAAGAGATGCCATTTGAGTTGCCAAGGCTGTAACTGATTTTGTCAATTCAAGTAAAACTTGATTTTCGGCAGTCGGCTTTTCAACCTTCGGTTGTTTCGCAGGGGGCGCTGGCTTGCTTGCTTTTGGTTTTTCAGCAACAACCTTCGGTTGACTTGGGGCTTCAGAACCGTAAAAAGGACGTAGGAAAGTCTCTTTCAGAGACTCACGCTCACTTTTTGGGTCAAAAGATAGCCTAATGTCAATCATAGATTGAAGAGTCGCCATTTGAAGTTCTACGAACTTTTGGTGAATTGGTTGACCATAAAAGTGCCTCCAACCTTCGGTTGAAGCTTGGGCTAGAAGCTGTAGATAAACGACTCTGTCGTTAATGCGCTTGGATAGCCACGCTTTCTTGGTCTTTCTTGAGGCAAAAGATTCCAAATGGCTAAGGATTGCATCCTTAGTAAAAACTTTCCTCGATTCGATGAAACTCTGTTTCATTGCTTCGGTAACTTGATTTTGAATGCTCTGCATTTTGGTTTGTTTGGTTTGGTTCTTCATAATTTTACTTTGTGTTTTTATATTAAGAGTTACTACTAACTACACCCTTTACAAGGGTTAGTAGTAACTCTATAAAAACCCAAAGTAATTAGTCGGTTTGGGACTTGGGGACTCAGAACCACTTATTCACATCACTTACCTAAAGGTAAAAAGACTTATCCACAAATCCCTTTAACTACGTTAACTCTTGCGTAACCTATAGGGACAGACATACATCCAAGGGCATGTATCCAAGCCTTGTTTCCCCATGCAGTTCCACACACCGAAAAAAGCGCCCCTATATGCGCCCACACAGCCGTGTACACAGGTGAGGAAAACCTCCTACTAAACTCTAAAGAGTTTAAGTGCCAGAGAAATAGCAATGTAAGCTTTGCTTAAGGGGTGAAGCCGTCCCAAAAATTGGACACTTTTTAGGGCAAACAGGAACTGTTTGATTTTAGGAGAAGCACCAACATTCTTTCTTTAGGCTGACTGAATCTCCGATTCAAATCCTTAAAGCCACCCCAATCCATCCCCTTCCGACACCAACAAATGTTGGTTCTACCTATATAAACCGCCATTTGACCGAAGGTCAGTCGAATTTTTATTTCGCATGCTAAACCCCGCACGAAGAACACGCACGGTTTTGCGCCCCCGCACAGGTGTGAAGATGGGGGGTGTTTTTTTGAGGGGATTACCGTAGATTTTTGTATCGTTAACCTCCAGCCCTCACACAAACATCACCCCGGGGGGTAAACGTACCCGGGGGTAATAAAAAAGACCCCCTGATCATTACCAGAGGGCCTTAAAAATGGGTTTTGTATAGGTTTTTTAGCGTTTTGTATAACATTTTGTATAACTTTTCAGAAACTTGGTCTCCGATTTTCCCGGGTGGAGACCAAAAAAGTTCCACAAAAAGTTACACAGACACTTTTTTACACCAAAAGCGAGAGATCAACAACGTAGAGATTAAAGTTTACATGCCTACTGTTGAAATTGCTTTTTAATAAAGCTTGTGCAGAGGGGTGAATTACAATCGACCCTTTAGAAGCGTTGGAAATCGGGGTAACTGGGGGAATAAACTTGAAGATTGGGTGAGCAATCAGATTAATGCCCTTGAGAAATTTTTCGTTTCCGTCACTCATCGCACCGAGGTGTCCAGTTTCTCCATCTTTGAACTTTAATGAGCAGCTGTAGAATACGCTTTGCATTTGCTGGCCATAAACCACACCGAGTCGTTTTGCAAGTCGGTAGTCGTATGATCCTGTGATAATTTTTGCATCATCACTGGCGAAGGCGTTGCATTTGTAGGGCGAATAGAACTCAAAATCGTCTTTATTGTTGAAGTTTGGGATAAAGATGAGATCGTTGTAATCCTTACTGGCTTCTTCAGACATCCTCAGGACGATATAATCGGTTCTCCAAGGGGAACGGATAGCTTGATTGTAGAAGTAATCGCATATGGACTTTATGAGAGTCTTCTGGGATGTGGTTGGTTTGGGGAGTTTGGGGAGTTTTTTCATTGTTAGTTGAATTCTTGGTTTTTAAAATCATCAAAATCATCTGTGATAATGGATATAAGAATTACCCCCCAGCCAATCCATAATACAAAGTAGGTAGGTACTGGATAAATACCGGTGTGTGCTTCATACCATCTTGCCAGTAGGGGTGTTACCAGTGTGTTCACCACTGCCAGTGCAAACATAATGTAGAGCTTTGTTTTCTTACTCATAGATATTTGCTGCTTTTCTAAAAGCATCTTTAGTTTCCAAGTTTCATCGTGAAACCATTGTACCGCCGTGATATTTCTATAACGGCTATCTGGACAACATGCTAAGTATGGCTCTCCATTTTCGTTTACCCCAAGCGGTACGCCCTCGATTGCTCCGCAACCAGTACATCGCCTGATTGTCGATAAGTGATTATTGTTCTCCATCTACCTGCTCGCTTTCCTGTACCTCAAAGTAGTCAAGAATGAAATCACGCAAACGCTTGGGTAATTTCGATTCTTTGTTTATGATCAATGTGAACTCTTGTTCAACGGTTCTGTTCTCTCGCGAAAGGTGATATTCAACTTCATCACGCATGGATAAGACTTTTCTTACCGCAGGTGGAACGTCTTGATATTTTTTTGGCATAGCTGCTCTAGTTGTTTAGTTTGATAGTTTGATGTTGTTATTTTTCCTTTCTCTTCCCCAAAGTCAATTGCTTCGTGCTCTTTCATGTAGTTCTTGAGAAGGTTCGAACATTCTCTACTTTGGCTTTCCATTTCCTTGATTTCACTGCTCAGTACTTTATGGCGAACTGCTATCTGGAACATCTCATCGGTTCCCTGCAGAGTCTTGGACTCACTGTCAGAATACTTGCTGTTCAAGAATTTTTCGAAAGCTTCAGTTCCATCTGGCTCAGGTTCATACAAGTGAACGTTTTCAATGTCGGCCTTTGCTGCTGCAATACGGTCCATGAACTCATTCATGGTAGAAACAATCTGGTCACGAAGATTAATGTTCAACTCCATGGGAATAGACCACAGCTTTCGGCCATCTTCCAAGAAGACAATCTCACCGTATTCTATTTCCAAGCCAAACAAGTACGTCTGCAGCTGGGTCACGTATGAAGGCGGGATACCTGCTTCCCACTGCTTAGAGGCAAATCCGTTAATGGTCTTTACTTCCAGAACACCCTTGAAATTTTTCCTTATGAGTTTTCCACCGTAGATCAGTTTGTCCGTTTCTGAGGACACAATAATACGGTCCGGGGACAAAAACAAATGGGGGTAATCGCTGTTAACTATGTATCCAGATACGGATCTACAGTGTCGGATCTTGGTTCCCTCGTTGTAATTACGGATTACAGACTCAGCGTCCTCACCATCGTAATACTCCCACATGTTGGCTACAAATTCTTCCAGACGGTTTCCGTAAAACATCGGAATGTTTTCGTCTTGCTTGATTGGTATGAGCCCTAGTTTTTGATAGAAGAGTTCTATCTTGGACTTGTAGGGATTCAATCCCATCAAAGTCCCTATGTCCGAAGCCCCAAGGCCGTTTGTTCTGAAGGCCAGCCACTCATCAAGATTGGTGTCCTTGTCTATGTTGATTAATTTGAGTTCACCCATTGGAATAGTTTTTCTGCAATTTGAATAACCTTACTGGCAATAAGATCAGGGTCTTCGCCAAAAGGAGGATTGTACACGGATGCAGCTGCTTTCATGCAAGACTGCTTTTGAATTTTTGCGTCCTTATCGTAATGATGTTGGATGTGCTCAAGTGTTTTCTTCTCAACCTTGGCCAAAGCATCACCCCCGGGAAGAGCAGCAACTGAGTTTTCTTCAGTTGCTACTTTCTTAGGGTTTTTCTTTGACTTGAGTTCGCTGGCTGGCTTTACAAGACCGTCAGCAATCACTTGAGCTAACGCAGGGTTAGCTATTTTTGACATAAGTTTTGATTACCAAGGTAAGCCGTCGTCTTCTGTGAATGGTTCTGAACCAAAGGTGTCCTCTGTTGCTTCATCGTGGGAAGCTCGACTCTTGATTATGCCGTTTTTCGGCGCTGATCCACTAGGTGCATCTTGTGCAACCGCTGGATGTACCAGCTGAGACTTGGCTTTAGCAATCAAGGCGAAGAAAAACTTCTGCTCTTCTTCACGGTCAATGTCGATGATCTCACCTTTCTTGTTCTTGGTGAAAGTTACATCAGGCTTTCCGTTAGGATTGTCTTTGGTGAAAGCAAACTTCATGGGGTTGCCATTGTTTACCACGATCAAAGAGCTTTTCTTAACTCCGTTCTCTTCCTTCATGCGAGGAATAAAACGCACAGGGTAGTTCCAATCAATGTTTGGAAGTACGCAGCAGAACATTCTGAAATACGATGAATCAACATCCATCTTCAAAATGTAATTCTCTCCTTGGTCAGTAAGATGAACTTGAAATTTCAACTTAACCTTGCCAGCGATTTCTTCTTCTCTTGTGCTGAAGTTTGTAACGTGGCCTTCAATGTAATCATACATGAAGTAGTAGCGGGTTTCACCTTTTGAATTTACAATCGGGAAGGTTCCGATTTCGTTTGTTTTGCTGTAACGCATTACTTTTCCGTTACGCAAGTCTACAAATAGTGCAGACGAGTTGTTTCCTAGTGCCATATATTTTAATTTTAGGTTTCCTATTTTTGTGTCCGTAAAAACGAATAGAGCAAAGATATATGAGAATTTTAAAAAGGCAACTGACAATTGACGAAATCCAGCAGGAAATTATCAACATCCAACAAGAGGGCGGTCCAAAATTTCTAGAAGATCGTAGAATCCAAGAGTTGCTGAAAAGCTACTACTACGACCAAAGAGAACTCAAGATAAGTAGCCTAGCCAAAATACTAGTGAAGAATCTAAATTACATCTTGAAGAAGCGAAACATGACGCTGAACGATCTGGCTGCAGAAATTAGACGCAAGTCCGGGGGATTGGAATCTGTCTACAAGAACAAAGATTTGCTCACCCCGGAATACTATCGTACCGATAACATCATGTCCTTTGCAATTGACTTTGGGTTTGGCCTGAACATCAATCCATGGGATTTGCTTTTCCACGATTTGGAATATCTCATTTCAAAAAATATGCTGAGCACATTTTGATTTTTAAAAAAGAGTTTTACATTTGTACCCCCCTATGACGGTCGGTGAAAAGACGGTGGCGTTTTAGGGTTGTGTGCTACCATGGGATTCCGGCACAGCACAGCGATGGCACTAAGGAATGATTCGCAGGACCGGACGGAGGGTGCAACCTTCGACAGTTGATTCCAAGCTGATGGGCTTGCATGTTCCACATCAGTCATTGAAGACAGTAAACGAGCAAGTCTTTTATGGTGAGCACCCTTTTTGGGATAGCTCACGCATATCCTCAGTGCCAAGCAAATCATTATTTAACTTTAGTACTCTTATAGTAAAATAAGACGTTTCTTATTTTAGTTTAACTATATTTGTGTAAATTTCGCAAAAATTCAATGATTGCTCTAAGAGACCAACCCAATCAATTTATACCAGAAAACCAAAAAGATGCTGAATGGTATAAGGATTCGCTGCGCTACGTTGCTGAAAAGTACAACACACAGCAGAATATGTTGGGGTATCAGAACACTGCAACATATGAAAAGCCTGTAGATGAAATGCTACGAATGTTTACTTACTATTTGGGTAAACAAGAAAACAAAGATTACTACTACAAGACTAAAGACGAAAACAACTGTGATTTACCTACTGTCTGGATTAATGGACAGAAGTTAACTTCAATGATTGATTTCATGATAGGTAATGCTATCAAGATGATTGAAAACATTGAACCGTCTGTCAAAGGTACATCTGAGGCCCTAGTTTCAAAAAAGAACATGATGCTTGCCATGGGCATGGTGAAGATCAAGTACCAAGAGATTTTTGAACGCATGAGCCAAGACGGAGTTGAGTTCAATCCAACAGGAGTAGAACAATTCGAAACTCCAGAAGACTTGGAGCGCTTCATGCTGTATGACTACAAAGAGTACGCAGAAGTGATTGCTCAACGTTTGGCTAATGATATTCTCTACAGGAACCGCTTCATCGAAAAGTACAAACAATCATTTTTGTATCTTTTGCTTGGTGGTGTTTGCGGAATTGAAAACTCAATCAAGAATGGAAGGCAGTATAAAGAAATCATTCTACCGTACAACTTGATTTGGGACAACTCAGTAGATGATGATTTTAACAGTAGGGCTCACTACGTAGGTAAAATTGACTGGCTTACTCCCGGTGAAATTTTGTCTCGTCCTGAGTTTTTGGAATATCTGACCCCCCAAGAAATCGACGAAATCAAAAGCGTCAACACCCAAACCATGGACAAGATGTTGGGTGAAGAGTACATCACTTCCAACAAACTTCGTTGGTGGTACAACTACTCTGGAGTTCCGAAGATAGCTTGTGTTACAGGTTATTGGGTTGGCTACAAAGAACTCCGTTACGAACAAGTAAAAGACCAGTACGGAAATGAGCACTTCTCAAAAATGAGAACCCGCCAAAACTCCAAGTACTGGATCAAAACTGTTTACAAAGGAACTTTGATTGCCAACAAATATGTGGTTGACTACGGTGAAACCACGAACATTGTTCGCAGGTCCGATGATCCACGTGAAGTTCAGCTGCCGATTTCAGTATTTCTTCCAAACATGGTTATGGGCGAAACACGTTCTATCGCTTCTCGTCTTCACAAGCACCAAGATAGAATTGACTATCTTACTTACGAAATCACCAAGATGACTGACCGTGCCAAAGGCAAGGTTTTCGTTTTGAACAAACATAAACTTGGCTCCGCAACTTCTCAAGAAATCCTAAACGATTTCGAAAGGATGGGGATTCACATCACCGATGGCAACATGACCGGTGAGGATTTCAACAACGCTGATTACAATAAGGTTGTCGAAGTAGTTGACATGACTCTAGATCCAAACGTCAACATGATGATTACTCTTCGCAGAGAAGAAGAACGTATTATGGAAGAGATTGTCAACGTTCCCAAGGTAGCCATGGGCCAACAGCAAGGATACCTTGGAGCCAAAACTCAAGCAGGTTCAATCGCCCAATCAAACTTGGGTACTTCCTATTTGTATCAAGGCTTCATCCAGTTCCTTGAAAATGACCTGCAGTATGCCCTGAACCAGTACAAAGTTTCTTTGATCGCTTTGGAAACAGATACACTTGGCCTTCTTGATGACCGAGGAATAGAATTTTTGGAAATCACCGAAGACTTCAAGTTTGAAGATTTTGGCGTTTACATCAAAGTAAAAGACTTTGTTGACGAGCAAGCAAAAGAACGTATTCTCGCAATCGCTCAGGCAGCTATGCAAAATCAACTTATCGATATGCGAGACTACTTGCGTATTGAAACAGCTAGAACTTACACTGAGATTCTCAAGGAACTTGAATACTCAATGGCCAAGAAGGATCGTGAGCGTAAGCAACAGGAAGAGCAAGCTCGTATCATGCAAGCTGCACAGATGGAAGCTCAAATGGCAATGCAGCAACAACAAGCTCAAGTTGCACAGGAAGGTAACAACTATCGTTCTGAATTGAAGTTTGTTGGTGACATGGCTAAAAATGCTCCACCTGCTCCTACCGGCGAAGCGCCTCTTGAATCAGAAGCTGCAGCTCCTGTAGCAGCAGAGAGCGAGATGACCGGGCAACCTGCAGAAGTTCCAGTAGAATAATGTATATTTTTCTGAACACACTTGGATTTTAAAATTTTTACATAATTTTGTAAACTATGTACGATACTATCGAACAACAAATCAAGCAGCAACAACAGCAACAGCAGAACGATTCTGGTGCTGGTAATGCTGATCCTCAGCCACCTGCAGATCCTCAACCACCAGCTCCTGTAGCTGACCCTGCTGATCCAACTCCACCTGCGGACCCTCAACCACCAGCACCAACTGGTGATCCGGTTGACCCCGCTGCTGAGACACCTGTTGATCCCGATGATATTCCATGGTACGAAAAAACCACTACACCTACACCGAACGTTACTGATCCCCCAGCGGGTTCAGACCCTGCTCCGGTTGTAGATGAAGATGAAGATATTAAATTGCTAAAGGAATTCAAGAAGTCTGGAAAGACTCTGAAAGACTTTATCAATGAGATGAACGTTCCAGATTACGCTTCTATGGATGATGCCACTATCGTTGAGATGGGGCTTCAGCAACTAGAAGGTTTCACTGGAGACGATTACGCTTCTGCCGTTGAAGAGTTCAACCAGATGTCGTTATTCCAACGCAAAAAACTAGTACAAGAGTATAGAAACACATTCCTACAGCAATCCGAGTCGAAGTTGAAACAACTTACTCAGGAGCCAGCTAAAAAGAATGATCGTATCCAACAGACTGTACAGCGTTTTGAATCAGAAGTCGATCAGATTGCAAAAGAGATTTCAGGTAAAGAATTGTATGGATTTAAGGTGACGGACGAAATGTCCACTAAAATCTCGACATTCTTGAAGAAAGAGATTTCTTTGAATCGACCCGACGGATCTATAGATGCAGAGCTAATGGCTGACTTTGCATTATGGCGCTTGTATGGAAAAGATATCGTCCGTGCAAACGTTACCGCAGCCAAAAATGCTGGCCGGAAAGAAATGTTGATAGCGACAACAAATCCGTCCAGTGGTGCAGGATCATCAAATGGTAACCCGGGTATGAAAAACACTGGAGCCGACGATGCGTTCAACGCCTATCTAAACGCTAAAAAAAGATAAAAATTTAAGAAATGGCAAGTCCAGTTACAAACCTAGATTTAAACCAATCGCTCCTCCTTAGGGGGTTGAGCTTGCCCAATAAAATGGCCATGGTTTACGCCCAAGATTATGGGTACAATGTTTTGACTCAGTTGACTTCTAAGTTGTCTTCTTCTATTTCGACTCCTCAGCCGAAAGTAGAAATCAGCTATCGTAATTGACAAGCCTTCTTCTGGTTCTAACCAGATCATCGTAAAGCGTGTGAGCACTACTTTGGTTATTGCTAACCACTTTTTGGTAGGTACTATCTGTAAGTCGTTGTTTGACTCAAGTGCAAACCGTTATAGCAACGGTAAAACTCCGTTGAACTTCGTTCCACAGACTGATTTCACCTACACTGCTATCACTCGTGAAAGCTCAAGCCAAGCACGTCGTGATCGCACCTCTTCTTTCGTGAAGTGGCAAGGTGATTTCTGGTATCGTTCTTATGACGATTTGACTCTCCGTAAGTTCTCTAAGAGCTTGGAATTCAAATATGCGTTCTCTGAACGTGCGATCGTTGCCGGTCCTCAAGGTGAGTCTTACACCACCGCTGGTTTACGCTGGTCTATCATCAACAATGGCGGTACTTACCTTCCATTGACTGCTGAAATCACCCAGACTCAGTTTAACGACTTCTTGGAAACATTGGTTCGCAAGAGCGCTGAAAATGGCCGTAACCTCATCGCATTGATGGGTACTGCTATGATGGCTCGTCTGCAAACCTTGTTGTCTGCTTACATCCAGTATGCTGGTACTACCAACACCTTGGGTGGAGTTTCCGTAGAAGGTTTGAACATTATGACTTACAGCTATGCTGGTATTAAGATCGATTTTGTTCGCTGGGCCTTGTTGGATGACGATGCATTCAAAGGTGATTTGTCTGGTGTTACTGGTAAGCCTCGTATGTCTCACAGCATGTATGTATTGGATATGACTCCAATCCCTGCTGCTGATGGTAGCGGTACAATTTCTCCATTGCAGAAGTATCACTTCAACAATGATGAGATGTTGGCTGCTTACGTACCGGGTATGATCGGTTTGCAAGATTCTAATCCTTCTACCATCAAGCAAGCAATTGCTAATGGTTTGAGCGGTTCATTGTCTTCTAGCGATGTTGACGGTGTGGACTTCCACATTCTTTCTGATTGCGGTCTGTATGTTGCTGCTGAGCGCTGCGGATTGGTTGAATTAATCGCTTAATTTTTTAGAGAAAATGCAAAATCAAGCTTTGTTTAATGGTGCAACTACTCTTGCCGTTGATAACGGTAAGTTGCACTTCGTTCGCGTTGGTGTTGATATCAACAACATAGATGCCTTGAAAGCTATTCCTATGGATGTAGCTGGTGTCTTTGGTATGGAGATTGTCCCCGGCGTTGCTGGTACTTCACGTAGCCAAACTTTGACTCCTACTGCTGCGAATAACACAGTTTACACTGTGAACATTCAGGTGTACAAAGAGTCTGATTGGGGCTACTTCGGTCCAAACTTGTTGACTTTCAGCGCTACGTATACCTCTGATGGTACTGCTACTGTAGCTGAAATCACTGCAGGTTTGACCGCTGCTATCAACGCTATCGGCGCACCTTATGGTGTAACCGCTACTGATGGCACTACCTTGGTAACTGTAACCTCTAACACAACTGTTCCTCAGAACATCAACTGTGTTAGCATCGGTGCTGGTACTTTGGCAGTTGCTCAGACTGTAGCTTTCGCTAAGCCTTATGGTTTGGCTGCCGAGTTGCAAGCTCGTGGTTTGGCTAGTGCTACCACTGGTCAACTGTATACCAAATTTGTTTTCAAAGTAAAGCAAGGTAATGTTTCTGGTCACGTTAACGCTGGCCAAGAGTACCTCGAGCAGACTATTTGGATTAACACCACTCAGTCTACTTTGATCACTGCGTTGGGTACAACCTTCCGTGATGCTCCGTTCACCACTCCTGCTTACAACCTGTAATCTGGAGTTTTGTAAAAAGGGGGAACTTGCTTCCCCCTTTTTTTGTTTTTAACAAAAAACACCTATCTTCGTTAAAATATTTATGATCCGTAAAATACTTTTATCGGCACGAACTCCCAAGGGCACGTATACCCTTCAGGGCAGTTACTATGACAAAGTTTCTCGTAAACATCTTTACTGTGTAGAAAACGGTAAGCGTGTGGTATCAGATTTTGAATTTGATGCCTCCATGAAGCAATTTGATGTATTGCTTGACGGCGCTTCAGTTTACACTCTGGATTACGATGACAGCAGCCCATTCGAAATGGCAGTAGTTGACTTTTACATGAACCATCCATTGGTTCAGACTGAAGGTCATCAGAACCCCAATTTGATCAATGGTCTGTTCAATTGTGTTCTGCAGCATAAGATTGTTGACAACGAAGTAGAAACGCTCACCGAAAACTTGGATATTGCGTTGAAGTGCTTGGCTTTGTCATTTGAGGAAAAAGCTGATTTGGCCTATGCCTTAGGCATTGATGCTAGAGGTTTAACTCACAAAGAACTTGTTAGTCGTCTGATTGGTCCAAACCTTACAGGTGACGCAATTACTCGCAAGAACGTATTCGTTCATTTCTACGAGTCTGCTGATACAGATCGCAAAGTGAAGGTGTATGCTCAAAAGGCAATCACCTTGGGTATCATCAAACTTGAAAATGGATACTACCGTGTTGGTGGAAGAACTCTCGGAAGCAACGAGCGTGATGTCATCGACATGTGTCAGAGCGACAAAGACTTCTTCTATGGCTTCATTAAAGTTGAAGTGGATAAGGTTATCACAGAACCTAGCGAAAAGCTCGATGACATGACCAAAGAGGATGTCACCGAAGTGGTTACTGAAAAAATCCAAGAGATCAAGAAGAATCGCACCAAGAAAGCTGCAATTGTTGATGCTTTAACAGTATAACGATTGTTCTTCATAGTTACCAAGGGCCCCTCAACAGAGGGGTTTTTGGTTTAAAGTAAAGTTTATG